GCTCCAGCGGGAGTTTGCTCGGCCCAGGACGTGCCATCGTAATACCACAACCGTCCAGTGTAGACTCCCGCCAACATCTTATTTCCGTCGATGGCGCAGCCACGCCAAGAGCAATCGACGTTTCCAGCGGGTTGTGCTTCCGCCCACGACGTGCCGTTATAGTACCATAGACGGAAACTGCCTACCGCCAACATCTTATCACCACTGATGCTGCAGGCACCCCAGTACAGATCGGTCGCCCCAGCGGGTTGGATCTCCGCCCACGACGCTCCGTCGTAATACCACAGGCGACCACTACTGGCCCCGGCCAACATCTTGTCGCCACCAATGGCGCAGCTTTTCCAGTTCTGATTGGTGGCTCCAGCGGGCGTCTGTTCGGCCCACGACGTACCGTTGTAATACCACAGGCGACCGCCATAGGCTCCCGCCAACATCTTATTTCCGTCGATGGCAAAAGCAATCCAATTCAGATTGACGGCTCCAGCAGGCGTTTGTTCTGCCCACGAGGTGCCGTTATAATACCACAGCCGACCGCCATAGACTCCCGTCAGCATCTTATCGCCGTTGATGGCGCAGGCATTCCAGACCTGGGTGGCGGCTCCAGCGGGAGTTTGCTCGGCCCACGAAGAAAACGTTGCTACGGTAGCGACTTCGACCTTGTATTCCACTTCGTCTGAGTTGGGGTCAGTGCCCTTGAACTTGAGGACCGGCGTGGTCGTCGCCACAGTCCCAGCATCGGCGGGGGTGTTGTCCGTGTCCAAGTTGACCGTTGGCGTGCCTGCCACCACAAGCGTCGTGTAGGTGATGTAGATGACGCCTTTGCAGCCACCGCCGCCAAACTCGGCTGCACCCGACATGTGGCCTGCACCGCCACCACCACCGCCGGGAAGGGTGGCCGTTGCGCCGTTGCCGTGAGCGATGCCACCTGCTGCGCCGTCGAAGCCATCTGTGCCCGTGCCGCCCGCGCCCGTAGTCGCGCCGCTCGTGCCGGCGTTGCCGTCGCCAACATTCCACCCGGACTCACCACCACCACCGCCAAGGGTCCCGGCTCCGTACGCCCCACCGTCGCCGCCCTTACCCTGACCAGAGGCATCGCCGATACAATCCGCTTCCGCGCCGCCCGCGCCCGTCCTTGTGCCATTGTAGTTCTTGCCACCCTTGCCGCCAGCCGCTTTGCAGAGAGGCGACCCTGCCGGACCGAATACCGTGTCACCGCCGTCTCCGCCATTGCCCGTACTGTTTCCAGCTCCCGCTGCACCGATGACGAATGCAATGACCTGACCTGGTGTGACGGCGATGCTTGTTTTCTTGCTATACGCGCCAGCACCGCCGCCCTGACCGCCACCTGACGCCGACGTGCCTGCACCTCCGGCTCCACTACCGCCAACACACTCGACGGTGATGACGCGAGGACACCCTACACCGGCAGCGGCATTCGTCCAGTTGCCGGTCGTGGCGAGGGTAACGTTGGAGCCAGCGCCAGGGACAGCCATATCAGTTGCCTAGTCGGTGATCTTCGTCGTGGTCCCCTTCACGGTGTACTCCCCGGCGGCATTTGCCGTCTGGTCACCCGTGAGGGCGTATCCGCACTTGAACACGTCACCCGCGTTGAGCCACACACCGAAGTGCGTGACGGTCGCATTGGCCGCGAGACCCGTGAACGGCACGTCCGCGTTCAGCACACGCTCTGCGCTGGCGTTCGCCGCGTTGAACGTTGCCACCTGCTTGCCTCCGGCTGTGATGTAATTCGCGCCCGTCGTGCCAGGGTCACCGCTGTGCAACGATACCCGATCTACCGTGATGCCGTCCAACGCCTGCTGTCGTGCGATCAGTGCAAAAGCCATAGCTGTTCTCCTTCAAGTTGGCGCCGGTCTCTCCCGACTGTCACGCCTGAACTCCGGCGTTCAAGGAAGGTCACGCAATCTGTGACCTTCGACCTTACTTCTTGCTGGGCGGATACGGCGCACTCGGTGCCGGAGCACTCGGCTTCTGATCGGGCTTGTTGCCTACGCCACCCGGTGCGGGTTTCGGAGTGCTGTTCGGAGGCGGATCGGGATAGCCTCCGCCTTCACGGCCCTTGTGCTGATCGGTTCTCGGATCGTTGCCGGCCTTCATGTCACCCTCCTCGGATTATCTGAATGAACGTTCGATCGTCTCTACGGGCTACCGCTTTGGCTACGTGTCGAGCACGAATCTCTTCTTCGCCGTCGCGGGTACGGTCTTGACGGTCGTGGTCGTTGTTTCGACGACAACGGGCCACTCGTGCGGGAACGTCCCATGCCGCACACCTTTGGCCGTGGTGAGCACAACGTCACCCTTGACGCCGGCCGGGGACTGCCCCTTGATGGTGGTGTCCGACCACTTCGTCGTGGGGATCAGACGCCCACCGATTGTCAGTGCGCCGGAACTGCCGAAGCCGCTACCGTGAATGCTGAAGGGTCCGCCGAGTTTCTCGTCGCCCTCGATGACGACGGGAATCTTGGACACTTCCTCCGCAGCCAACCGCTGATCGGCCGCAATCTGGGTTTCGTTCTTCCTGTCGAGTACCGCTTTGTCAGCAGCCACTCTCTGCTCTTCACGTGTCATCATGTTCTCTCCTCTGGATGAATATCCTCATGAAGAAGACGACCGTCGCGCCTCCGGTCGTCCACCTCGTTTACGCGATCGTGCCGATGCAGATCCCGCTGTCGCCGTTGTAGTCCGAACGGACGCGAGGAATCATGATGGCCATCACGAGGTTGTGAATCGTGAAGCCGTCGAGTGACGTCCACGGAATGACGGTCGGCGTCTGGCCTACGACCATGTCGATGACATCCGACGTCATCTGCACGAGCGCAACCTTCGTCGCCGGCATCAAATCCGCGGTGCGAATCGCCTGGAGATTGTCGATCTTGAGGAGGCGTTCCTTGATCGTCGGCGCATTGGCGACGGTCGCGTAGTCCCCGCTCAGGTTATTGCCCACCGCCGTGTTGATGTACAGGCGATACGGCCCGTACTTCTTGTTTGCCTGCAGCTTCGCGATCATCGCCTGCACTTCGGCGAAGACCGTCGCGCCCACCGGCGATCCGTCCCAGGCCGCTGCCGTCAACGCCTGCGTCTCAGCATTCGGTGCATTGAGCAGTCCGGGGGCACTATACCCGGCCACCTTCAGCTCCTGTCCATCCAACGTGGTCGCCCCGTTGATGGCCGCATCTTCGATGGCCTCGTTGACCGACCGGGTGCACTGCTTGATCAGCGCCGTGTCGAGCGGCTGGCCAACACGCTGTGACATCTTCAGCGTGCGAATGTCGAGGCTGAAGTTGTCAGTCGTCAGGTAGATCGGCAGCCGATAGGGCAGCACGATCGGCAGCTTATTCTCACCACGCGCTGAAGGCGACATGGTGCGCTGCGCAGCACCGACCCGACTGGTCGCGGACCACTCCAACTGCGTGATGGAGAGCGGGTCCGTCAGGTTGTAGGTCAACCCGGCTGCGAGAATGTCCGCCGCGAACGTCAACCGTTCGAGGCCGACGTCGACAACCGCCTTGTCGATGAACACCTGCGCCTTGTCCGTCAAGGGCGAGGCCGCACGGAACTGCGCGTCTTCAAGCGCCTGTTCCATGGCACGAAAACCGGGTTCTCGCAGAGCCTCGATCGACCAACCGCCCGTTGCGGCAATCGCTCGGGCCACCACGTCCGTCAGCGGAGAGTTCTTGGCCGCTGCGGTGAATCGCATGTTCTTGGATCCCATGTTACAGCACCTCCACACGGATGCGCGTCGGAGTGACAACGGCCGTGACGGTTTCGTTTGCGGTCGCGATCTTCACGCCCGCGTTGTAGACCTTGAGCGTGCCGTCACCGGCCGATTCCAGGTCGTTTCCGAAGACGATGTTCTGGCCGCTCGCGATAAACGCCCAGATCGTGGTGCCCGGTGCGCCCACGACTGCTTCGACCAGATCGTTGGCCGCATAGGCGTCATTGACGCCCTTGTTGAGCATGGACTGCTCGGTGGCGTACAGGGAACCAGCGAGCGACGTGCCCGTGTGCTTGCGCAACCGCCAGACACCTGCGTTGTTGAACCTCTCAATCAGATGTCCAGGCGTGATGGCCTCGGAAGCCGCCAGGTCATTCACGACCGTGCGCGGACCTCCGAGATAGACAGTGTTCGGAGCGTATCGAGTGATACTCATGTTGTGTCCTCTCTCCATACCGAGGTAACGGTACGCGTTAGCGAACCGTCGTTAGCGAGTGACCGACCGAAGCGCCTTGATCCCCTCAGCGTACCCGTCGGGCGGTGCGTAGCTCTTGGTCTCAGCGGTGCGCGGTGTGCCGCGTCCGGAGAAATCCGGCTTCACGACCTTGACAACATTGGCGAGACGTCCGAGCGTCTTCAGATCCATGGTCTGGAGTTCCGCCTCACCGTATTCCTTCTGTGCGTCCTTCAGCGACGTGACCAGCGCAGTCTTCTCCACCAGATCCGCCGCCTTTTTGTCAGCGACCAACTGACGGATGCTCTCCGGTGCCGTCTTGAGGTACTCGTCCTCGGACATTTCCGCCGTCTTCGGCGCGTCGACCGGCTTCAGTTCCTTGACGGTCTTCGTGTCCGTCTGCTTGACGGTTTCCTTCTCCACCACGACCGGCTTCGGCTCGGGTTTCGGCACGAGGTCGGCGAGCACCTTTTTGGGATCGACAGCCATTGCCGCTCGTGTTTTGTTGAACGCCTCAAGCACGTCCAATTCCTGGGTAGACAAGGCGTCGAGAATCGCCTTGTCCTTGACGGTGTTGTGCTCGCAAGCCATCAAAGCTGCGATGCGTGTGGCCTTTTCTACCATGTCGTCTTCTCCTTTGGAGTGCGCGGCTGCAGCAGAATCGCCACATCCGCATGGGGTCCCGGCGTTCGCCTTCAATGTCGCGCACGCGGCACCGAGTTTGACCGTGTGATCGTGCACCGATTGAATCATCGTCTGGTCTGACGACGAATTCCGCTTGCCCGCGAGGTCTTTGAACTTCTGCGCCATCACGGCCATCGCCGGCGCATCCTCACGCGTGCACTTGTACGCAAGCTGCATGGCGCTCGAGATTGAGCCGATCATCTCCATGCAATACGACTGGAACGACTCCAGCCGAGCCGACTCGAGTTCTTCAACTGCCGCTTTGTCCTCCGGTAACGCAGGTGCGGTTGCGTCCTCGGTGACCAGGTCGTTCAGTAACGCAACCGCGGCATCGTATGCGGTCGTCACCGCGTCAAGCAATGTCTGCATGGTCCCGTACTGCACAAGTTCCGCGGTGTCACCCTCGGCCGCGACCGTGGGTTCGTCTCGCGCTCCGCGAAGTAGCGCTTTGACCCGTTCACGAAGTGTCATAGGTGGTGTTCCCTCCTCTGCGGATCGACCCGCGTGTGTGCCGTATTGTTTGGCAACGAAATGAGGCGTGCCTGCCGGATACGCGTTGTTCTTCCCGCCACGACTCCGCACCACGGCAGCCACTTTCCGATTTGCGTTCGCGGCTTTGGCTGCCACCTTCGCTTCTTTGAGCGAGGCGTGCGTACTCACAACTTCCTTCCGCACGTGCACCGCGTACGGATGCTCGTCTGCTGACTTCCCACCTCCACCTGAATACTGGTTGATGCCCTCGGGATTATCCGCGTCTCGAAGTGTCCCATCCGCGAGCAATCTGCGCGATGGGGGCGGTGGCGGGTAGGAGTTGCCCAACGCCAGCGAATGTTCCGTTGCCTTTGTCCAATGCCAGTCTGCATGCTGTGACCCGATCACTCCTCGTGCATCGTGCGCCGCTTGAGCCGCTTGATGAGCATGTGCCGCGGCCGTATGCGTCGCCACACTCGGATGGGCATACGCCTGTATGGACTTCTCCGAAGCCACCTTCGAGAGCCGCAAGGCCTCGACCTTTGTCCCCGGTTTTCCCGCACCCTCTGGTCGGGTCTCAGAATGCCCAGCTGACCCCTGCCCGACTCCGTGTGAATACTGATTGATGCCTTCAGGGTTGTCCGCGTCTCGCAACGTGCCGTCGGCCATCATCCGTGGCGCACCGCACCCCATCTCATTCGAACAGGCGCCCAGTGTCCCTTCCGGCAACATGGCCAGATGATCAGGCACGATGGCATGCCACACGGCCTGATACGCCCGTCCCTCGTGCGTCCCATCCTTCGCTTCCGCACTGACGAACGCGCCGACCGACACCTCGATCGGTTTTCCCGCTTCGAGACGCTCAATGACCCTGAGTGCGTCCCCTCCGAGTGCCAACGCACGCGCCCGATCCAGCCACGCTTCCATCTTCAGCATCCGGCCTTCGGTGTGCGCATTCGCGATGAACCCGAACTGGTGCTGTTCAAGGACGGCCGGAGAATTTGCACTGATCTGTCGTCGCATCGCATCCACGGGATGCAACGGCAGCACCGGACGGCCGTTCCACCCTTGAGGCGTCACGTCCAGTTCGCTGGCAGGTACGAATTCTGGTGAAGACGCATTGACCGCGTGAATCACGCCTTCCCTCAGCGCAATCACCGGCACGACCAGGTGTTGCCGACCCATGAACACGGCCGTGCGCAGCAGGGACCCGGTCGCGGCCACCGTGAGCCGACGCATCTCCGGTTCCTGGACGACAATCAACTCTACGGGCAATATCGCCATGTCACTTCTCCCTCTGCACCGAAAGCAGTCGTTCCATCGCCCGTGCGATCTTGGCGAGTTCAACGTCCGTGACCATGACCTCATACCGCAACGCGAGACCGCCGTTCACCGGGATGAATAACGTCACGTCCATGCAGTTTGCCGGCAAGAGCCCTTCGGCCACAAGTTCGCGCCCGAGTTCGTGGCCATCGTACGGAAAATGAAGGTCAGCCACATGCCCCTCTTCAGCCTTGAGCCGCACCGCAAGATCACCAAGAATGGTCATAGGTTCACCCTATCGCTTCCACAGCCAGACCCAGGGTACACCGACAGTACGGATGCAACGGCGGACCACCGTCGTCAAATTCTTCGCCCAGCGGCACCGTCGTGCCGTCCAGGTCTTCGCAATCCTGACACGCATAGTTATCGGGCGTGTAGATCCATTCCATCGACTCACTGCCCGACAACAACCCCTGCTCCACGGCCTGGTCCCACAGTTCCTTCTGCCCCTCATTCGCGGCCGCCATCGTCTCGGTCTGGGCGATCATCTCCGCACGGGACTCCGTCATCTCCTGGGCCCGCACGGAGATTTCGTCCTCGATTTCCGACGCGCTGAGTCCCTGCTCTTCGAGCGTCTCCTGCAGGCCGAGCAACGCCTCACCCTGACGCGCATTCAACCCTACGCTGTCCCGGAGGAGCTTCGAGGTCTGCGCGACCGTGCGGCCCTTCTCGATGCCCGAAGAAATGATGGACTGAATCGTCACACGTCGCTCGTCCAACATTCCCTTGATCAAGTCGCCCGCGTGCGCCCGTGCCCAATTGACCGCCTCGCTGTTCGCCACGTTAAACTCAGGCTTCGCGATAGAGGTCTTGGGTTTCAATACCCGAAGCAACCCTCCAAAGAATCCCAGTGCCGTCTTTGGACGCACAGGCGCGGGCACGGTCCAGGTGCGCGCATGCACGCGGGCAGACGCGTTGATCACGCGCTGCAACAGCGACGTCAACTCGTCTTCGAGCGTCTTGGCGTCCTGCGTCGCAGCCGTGATCGCGCTCGCTTCATCCTTCACGCCATTGGCGGACCATCCCTTCTGCATCGTATCTTTGACGAGCACACGCGCGGCATCCGCCACGCCGTGTGCTTGCGTGAGTGGCTTGGGCACACGTTGCTTGGCAGCCGTGCGAGGCTCAGACGACGAGGAGCCCACGCCGTCAGACAAGATGAGAACATCATGCGCACGACTCGCCGCGTCGAGCAACGCCGCCCTCGACGACTCCACCGATCCCTCGGCTGGCGTCTTCTCAAGGGCATTGATCAACGCGTCCACCTGCGTCGTATGGCCGTCGGCAAAGAACGCAGACAGCACCGCATTCGGTGACGCCCATTCCACGAGCGACGACAGCCCGCCAATTGACGGCCCATCTGCCACGTAGCCACGTGAGTCATACAGGGAGTAACTCATCTGCGCACCAATCCCGCAAGATCCCCTCGCGCCACTTCACGCATGGACGAAATCCGGAACGACCCTACGCCACGTCGATAGTAATACCGGGCTTGCCCTGACCTCACGTCTTTGACGATGGTATGCGTCGCCGCATGATTGCTTCGTCCCCACGCCACCTTCCGGTCACGCGACTCGGGATGCATCGTGATCTTGTCGTTCGTGTTGTCGATCAGCGTCTTGACCTCCACGCCGTGAAAGTGTCCGCCATCACGCACGGTCGTATCGAAGGGATCGTTGTCATCCGTCCGCACACCGCCGATGGCTTGCGTGATGTCCTGTTCGGATGCACTCGCGATCGCTTGCCTCGCTTGCGTCGATGGCTTGTATGTCGCCAACGCGCGCGAGGTCCGTGAGGCGGGTGTGCCTGTCGTCGCACCGCCACCCTCACCTGAACCGCCGACCTCTCCCGGACGTCCTTCATGTCCAAAGTTGCCTGATCCCGCTCCGCCTGCGGTTCTCGGCCGGGGTTCCACGATCGCAATCACCAGGAAGTACGTCGACGCGGTCGACACACGGGCCGTGCGAATCGTCTTCCCTGTCGACGAAAACGCCTGCTTGATCCAGGACGAAGGAATTGTCCCGCGCAAACTCCGCGTCGTTTCCTTCGTGACGCCCACAGCCCGGCCTTCGGAGGTCCACTCCTCGCGGAACTTCCCGAGCGCCTCTTTCGGCACGTGAATTTCAAGGATGACGGGATTCTTGCCTGCGCGTTCTGCGTACCCTTTCGCTTCGTTGAAGCTGCTCGTGGCCCAGGTCTTACCGACATTGCGCGCATTCGGCTCGTACGTTCCTGGACCCGGCTTCACGCCATCGGTAAAGACGCGATTGAGCACCGTTGCTTGCGTTCCGTGATACAGCACCCCACCACTCTTCGTCCACTTACCCTGCACATCGCCGCCTTCGCCGCTCCCACCCACCTCTCCGGGTCGTCCCTCATGCCCGAAGTTCCCGCTCCCCGCTCCTCCAGCCACACGCACAAACGCCATCCACAACAGGCGAGCGGCAACCGGAGGAGCGAGGAAAGTGTTAAGCAACGGCCTTCACCCACGTATGATGGACGGTAGATACGTGCGCTTCGTGCGGGAATTGCACGTCGATGTGTTGACGATCCACGTGTGTGCTGACGACACGACCGATCTGTCCGTAGATGTTCTTGACCTGCGCACCAACCTTGTGAGGATTCTCTCCACTGCCCGGTGCACTCCCACCCACTTCGCCAGGCACGCCCGCGTGACCAAAGTTTCCACTCCCCGGTCCACCTGCATGCCGTATGCCGATGATGCGATCGATCGTGTCCGTGTCGTTCTCCACGATGGCCTGTTCGAGAATGCGGAACAGATCCTGCGGTGCGCCTTCCGCGGCTTTCGGGAACGGCAGCACCTTTTTCTTCGGCACGATCGGATCGCCGTTCTCGTCCACGGTTTGACCCGGCAGTCCGAACGACGAAAACGGCGTAGGAGGCTTCGGCTTCGCATCGGCCGCGGCCTGCTTCTGTTCGGGCGTCAGCGGCTCCATGCCGTACCACTTGTCACGGATTTCGTCATTCGTGAACACGTCCGTGCCCTGCGTCTTATTCGTGTTGGCCCACTTCGTCGCCCCGTCCGCCTTCTCTTGCTCGGTCAGGGTCTCAATGTGACCCCACTTCACTTGATAGGCGGTCGTGGGTGCGGGAAGGTAGTTGTACGCGATCAGGCGATCGACCAGCGGACGAATCATGTACTGTTCGGCGTAGCCTGTCTGCCGTCCGTTAACCTGGTCCTTCCAGTTGTCGCGATCCTGTGACGACGCAAGTTCCCCCATCTCACTGCCCGTGAGGATGCGCTTCGGAATGCCCTTGCTGCCCGCAATCTGGGTGAGGATCGCGTCCGCTGGACCCGTAAAGTTCGCGGTGTCGCTGCCCAACGCCTGGATGTCCACCTTGCGTGTCTGCAAGATACGCCGCATCTGATGCTGGTATTCTTCGGCTTGTGACGTGAGCGCCGCTTTCTCCTCAACCGAGAGTGCTGCGTCCTTGTCCACCATCATGTGCAGGCCTTGATTCGCACGCAGCCAGAACGCTTCGGCCCCACCACCCGTGACCTTGTCCAAGTCGTCCAGTAGGTTCCACACGTTCTCCAATGTCGGAATGCCGTAGACCTCGTTGTCCAAGCACCCTTCGGCAATGTGGAGCACGCGGGACCAGTGCACGGGCTTCTGCATTTCGGGCGACGTCACGTCGAGCCGTCGCAACGAATAGGAAGTGGGCAACCCGAATCGTGGAGAGGCCGTATCCGTCTCGAACGACTGGATCGTCGCATCGACGTAGTTCGCTCCGCTCGTCTGTCCCTGTTGCAGACCCGGTCCACCCCCGCCCGTAAACGGCGTCAGGAACAAGATGTCTTTCGGGTCGCCATGACCCTTCGGCAATTCCAGGTCATAGGACTCCGGCCCACCAATCAAGATGACACTGTAGTTCGACAGCCCGGCGAGAATGTCCGCTCGCAGCAAGACCGACCAGACCTTGAGTCGCGTCGAGATCGAAGCGAACGCCTCTTCGAAGGCCGTCTTGGTCTTGGGGTCTTCGTCCTCCACGATCTCGGGCCCACCGCGCCACGTCGCTTTCGGCAGCGCTTCCACGATACGCTTCGTGATGCCGCCTCGCGCATAGCGATCACGGTACTGCTTATTGGTGATGATGCGGTCGTACCCGAGCACGTCGTACAGGTCACGCTTCCCGCCAAACGTGATGCCGGCTTGCCGCATGAACTGCATCCGTTCGATGAGCACGCTGGCCGCGGAACGCAACGCCAGATCCTGAGCGGATTCTACCATGAGAAGTACTCCTCTTGCGGAGGCGGTTCCAGCAGCACCGCGTTGAAGGCTGCACTGGACGCGTCCACCTGGTCGTCATGCTTCCCGGTCGGGAAGTCGCACAGCTCACGCAGATACTTTTCGTTCCACTCTCCACGTACCAGGAACACGTTGCCACCCTCCACCTGTGCCCGATAGGGTTTCGACCGCGTCACTTTGTCGCCACTGATCTCCACGCCCTTGTAGTCGTACCCCTTGAGCAGTTTCAGCCGTGCCGCGATCACGATCTTCCCGGACGCTCCGCCTTCTTTCTCTTCACGTTGCACGCAGGTCTTCCCGTCCGCCATCGTCGTCTGTTTCACCAGGGCGTCCACGCCGGCAGGACTCAGTTGATCACACACGCAGTCTTCCACGTAAAACACGCCGAGTCCCTGCACCGCCGTAGACTGTGTGTCCGGGTCCGTGACGGGGCCACACGCTTCGGCAATCTTGACGCCTGCGGTATAGTCCCCTCCGCCTTCTGTGGCTGCCGTATCCCACCCTCGTGCGCGCCGGGCCATGACCGGGGCCACGTCACAGAACTTGAACCACTCACGTTTGAACAGTCCGCCACCTTCTGGAGCGGGTGTTTGCTGCAACTGTCCAGCCGTGCCGTACGGTCCCAGGTCCAGTTCCAGTTGTCGAACAATCGCAGGGGTAAACAAGGCTGGCCAGAGCAACTCTCCGGGCGTCGTGCGAAGGTCCAGAGGATCCGGACGCCACGACAAATCGTTCACGTGCCGCGTCTCATAGCGCATGGGCCAGCAGATGTGGAACCACCCGCCTCGTGCCAGCAGATGTCCGCTGAGATCGTCCTCGTGCAACCGCTGGCCGACCACGATGATGGCCGTATCTCGCGTCACGCCTCGTGTGGAGATGGTGTTGTCGAACCACGCATTCGCCGTCTCCCGTTCCACAGCACTGCGTGCCTGCTCTGCCGTCAGTGGATCGTCAATGATGATGCGATCGGGATGCTCACCCGTACCTGGCCCACCCACGCTGCTCGCAATGCGCCAGCCCCCATCTTCGTTCTTAAACAGGGTCTTTTGATTCTGGTCGTCAACCAACGACAGCCCATACGACGACGCATACCACTCACTCTGCAAGATGGAGCGCACCTTGAGGTTGTCACGCACCGTCAGATGCCCGGAGTACGACGCGGTCAGGTAGCGCAACTCTGGAAAGGATACCCATTCCCACGCGGGCCAGATGACGGAGATCAGCAACGACTTCATCGTGCCGGGCGGAACGTTTACCAGGACCCGCTTGATCTCCCCGCGGGTCACGCGTTCGAGCACCTCGCACAACGCATCAATGTGCCAGTTCGGCACGAAGGTCTTAACCGGTTCGACAATGGGCCAGACCTGTTCCAAGAAGACGCGCAACGACCGCTGACACAGCACGGCTTCCACGGCCTGCAATTCACGGCCGAGCAGTTCCGGGTCTTGAGACGGATCGAAAGGAGGCGGTTCGGGCTCAGGTGCCGAAACACGTGGCAGGAGGCGTATCGCCAGGGGCACGCGTGCCGTGCGAGCAGTGAGGCGACAGACGGTCACGTTGTTTTTGCTCGGCGCTTCGAGAGCGCCTGGGCTGCGAGCGTCAACGTGCGGGCTTTCTCTGCGAGTTCTTCTGGGGAGTAGGTACTATAGTCCACGGTATCGGTTTGCAAGTGGACACGTTCCACCGGCTTGCCCAGCAAGTAGAACAGGAGCAACTGGAACACACCCATGGGTAGGCTGTTGGCCAGCATCAGCGTGCGGATGTGCTCTTCGAAGTGCCGTTTCTCTCTGCCGTTCTGGCCATAGCAGACGTGCTCCGCAAAAGAGCGCTGCTCTAGTGTCTGGCGATTGAGGCTACCCTTCGGGCGTCCCTGTCCACCCCACGGGTTTCCTTTCTGAAACATACTCTGGTATCTCCCTGGCACAATAGCGGGAAGTTCGTGACGGCCGAGAGTATGCGCGTATCCTTTCGTAACCTCGAACGGCAGTTTACTGACCATGAGTGAACCCACGTCTTCTGCCACTGGCCAGAAACCTCGGTTTACCAATTACATGAATCGTAGGACCATATATCACGAAAAAGCCATTGTTCAGGCCACAAACCCTGATAATTTCCCGTCATCCCTTTAGTAACCCCTAGTAGGGCCTTTCTCACCCTCCTTAAACCCTCACCTAATTTGTTTTTAATATTTAAGAAAGAACTCAAAGACGACAGACAGAGCGGGGCATGTAGGGGTTACTAAAGGGATGACGCGGAGTTCTCGCAGTATTTTCACGCCTACTGCTTCGAACGCCCGAATATGGTCCGACGATTCATGTAACCACTAAACTCCCTCATGCCATCCGTCCTGTAAATAGTCTAAACATTCTCGTGCGCGGACCTCGAACGGTCGCATACTGAGCGCTGCTGGCTGGGCAAACACGTCCCACAGGAGGTGCGAATATGTGCCGCACCCGGAAACGCGGCTGACCCCATCCACTCGTCTCCATCGAACGCGTTCACGGTCCCATGTCGTTGCTGCGTCATGGGGCCGTGAACCTTTACTCCGACCGCGAGGATCCCATGCACACCTACACCCTCATCTGCGAAGGACCCTGTAACCCGCAACTGCCCGCCCTGGACGCGGCCATTGCCCGCATGCGCGACAGACTCAACTCCAACAACCAGCGACACGTGCTCCCGGACCTTGTGGACCAATGCCGTCTCTTGGTCCACACCCCACACACCCAGCGCTACGCAGACTATTTTCGTTGTGCCGTGTGCGGTACGGAACGCCGGTACTGACTCGTGCCCGTCAAAGGTTATCGTCAAACGGCCGAGCACCGCGCAAAGCTAGCCGCTCGTGCGTCCGGACGCACGCACACGCCCGCCACGCGCACCCGGCAACGCCTCGCGGCTTTGGCCCGGTGGATCTCCATGGCCCAAGACGAGCGTCAGGCCCGCTCCGAGAGTATGCGTGCGAGACGGGAGTGGGAGACCGCGCACGACCCTGGGGCAAATGCCCGCCACGTGTACCAACCCGACCTGGCCCGACTGTCGCCGACCAGTCTGCGTATTGGTCCCGAGAACCGGTGTGAGTCGGGTCGGCCACGCATGCGCATCGACCACTACTTGGAACGGTGGATTCTGCGGCATCGAGCCGACTTTCCTGAACTGGACGGCTGCTGGAATATGGAGCAGCTGATTTCGTCTCGCCGGGCCTACAACCGGATGCGCCAACAGGCCGGTCTCCGGCAACAGTGGGGCGTGTACGTGTGCGCCCGAGCCGACTTGCACCGGGCATCCAACCCCTTGCCTTATCGCCTGGTGCAACTGGATCGCTCCCATCTGGACGTGCTGGCCTGGCTGCGCACGCAGACGTACGTCACGCTCCGACGCTTCGATCTCTTCTTCCAGCGGTTTGCCTGGTGGGAAATTGTGCCGCTGGAACAGTATGTGCCGGATGATTCCGAAGCCACGCGCCCAACAGACCCGGTGCGCGTGATCCAGGAGACCGCCCGATGAGTGACCCGCGATACTCCCACGTGTTCACGCCGAATCGGTACGGCGTCTGTCTGCAGTTCATGGGCCATGACCAGTGCCGACAACGGGAAGACGCACCCGTGCATCAGCTCAAAGGGGAGCCGCTCACCGACGTGGAACGGCGATATCAGAATGACCCGATCTTTCACTCGGTGGTGCACTGGATGCTCGTTGCTGTTCAGTCCCAAGAATGGTCGCTGCAGGATCTCCGTGACGCCGTGACCGTCGTGGAACGCCTAGACGAACGGAGACGACACGCGTGAGAAGCTGTGCACGCTCTCGCGGGCCGAGACGCGTCCGCACCCGGTAGCCGCCTGAGCCGTTCTGGCGGTTCCCCAGATCTCTTTCTTTCTCCCGCGTGTCGAAATCTACCGGTTCTGCCACCATATCTTCCCTCCAGTTGTCTGCATTCCTTAGCGAACTCAGGACTTACAAAGTATTTGTAACTCCTCAAAATAGGTGGCTTCAATTGGCACGGACGGGCGCATACTTACCCTCAGTTCTTTGAAAAGCAGACACGGCACCGGGAACAGGCAAAGGGAACCTTCCCCAGTCGCACAGCAGCCGGACGGAGGCGAACCGGTGGCAACAGGCGACGAGGCACGACGCAGGGACAGCCCCGAGCGGAGAACCGGTGGCGCGATCGAACAGACGGCCGCAACGAAGCGGCCGGAGTGCGGCCTCACACCGCACGCACCGGGAACCACCGGTGTCAACCGTCCACGTCGCCCACAACCCGCTAACGTCTCGGTGGACCGAAAGTCCCGCAAGCCGTAGAACGGCCGAGCATGGCAATGGGAAACCGCAGTTGCTGCGGCCAGTGGTGCGCCTATCACTTTCAAGGGTGAGAGGAATCGAACGTCCGTTGGTTCAGTCGTTCGATTCGAAACCCACGGTCCGGTTCTCAAGTCCGGACACCAACCCCAGGAGACAGGCTATGAAAACAAAAGTCACCGTCGGCCGTCTGGGACGCAACGACACGGGCGATATCGAAGACTACGAAGAGCGTGAATTCGACACCACGTCGCTGCGCAGCGCGATTGCCAAGGCGATCACGCTGGCTCGGGCGAAGTTCACGACCGACATCTACGCCATCACCATCACCGTCGAAAAGCTGTAACCCGCAACCCGCAACGCAGGAGACACACCATGACCTTTGACGTATTCGAACATCCCGGCTGCATCCACTGCCTGCTGACGGCTCCGCTCGACACGCTGTGCACGCTGTTCAACCTTGTCCCGTTTGCAGCCGAGCGGCTCACGACGCTGTTCACCGCGAAGACGCCTCATGTCGTGGAGTTCCACTTCAACGGTCGACGCAACCCGCTCGGCATCGACGTCCTCTACTTCAAGCGTGCGGACATCCGCATTCCTCGCACGGTCGAAATCACCAACATCGACGTGAACGGATTCAACGGTCGCGATAACTTTCCCGAGCAGAGCGATATTGGCACGGTCGTGACCGTGGACAAAGTCGAATTCTGCGACGAAGAAGATGACGAAGACAGCTATGTGTGCTTCACCTGTCACCGCAGCGACGGGTCGCGGCTCGAAATGATCGGCCACGAAATCGAATCGGTGTAACGGATGCTGGGAGGCGACGACACGGGTCGTCGTCCTCCGGGATCTGACACCCACCACCAACCCGACAGGAGACCGCCCATGCCGAACATTATCCGCACCGACCGCACCTACGCCACCGTCGCCAATGCCCTTCGCGCATTGGGCATCGCACTCGACCGCTTCAATCTGAAATCCATCGACGTCCGCTGGTGTATTGCCGTCGCGAATGACGGCCGCTACGCGCCGATCGTATTCGGCGTCGAGCACCTCCCTCTCATTCACCACGGCATCACCGTCAGCGCCTAGAGGAGACAGCCCATGACACGCAGCTCCATCGCCTACCGCGGCTACGTGATTCGCACGACGCCGTTCGCCTCCGACTGCTGGATTGAGAAAGACGGCTTCTACATCGCTTCGGCCCCGTCTCTTGGGGACGCCAAGTCCATCATCGACTCTCTCGTGTATAACTGGTAACCCGTCACCCGTCACCCGTCCACCCGTTCATTCAGGAGACAGACCATGGCCAAGATTCAGAAGCTCACCGCCACCGAACGTAAAATCGCCGCCATTGCCGACGCTGAGACCGCACGCCAGACCAGCGTGGCCAACGAGACGCGCGACCGTCTCGCGAAGCTGCGCACCTTCGTGAACCTTGACACGCTGCCTCGGACGACCAGCAGTGACGTGGCGTATGCGTGCCGGTCGCTGCTCAGCGAAGCACGCCACGCGCAGGAGCGGTGCGTCAAGGAAGCCGAGCAACTCCAGAAGCGCTGTGCCGAGGTCGTCACCCGTGTCACACGCGGAGGCACGGCGTTCTTCTCCAACCCGATGGACAGCGACGATGCGACGTCCTACTATGCCACCTACCTCACGCTCCGCCGACACACACCCGACATGCTCTACGCTTGCGGCTTCTACACACTGACGATCGCGTCGATGCTGTCGGTGGCTGCCGAGGTCGAAACCGGCCGTGCGCTGGACGTGGTCCAGGTCACCGTCGACACGTGGAAGGTCACCGTGGATGGTGTGTGGCAGGCTACCGACATCTATGCGTCCGCTAACGAGGCATGGATCGCGCTGCAGGAACTCTGGAACACTCGCATTGCCGCACGCCGGACGGAACTCGTCACGCTCTTCGAAGCCACTGCGAACGCCGTCGCCACGACGTAGGCCGCTCCACAACCCGTGCGCAATTCAGGAGACCGCACATGACCCCAGAACATGAATGGCTCAACCGTAGATTTGTCAACTTCCGTCGGAACGCCTGCCGTAAACCGCCAACCAAGGCACACCGTCCGGCGCTCTGGGAGAGCATGCTCGGTACGGTCTACGCAATGAACGCTGCCCGCGAAGTGCGCTACTTCGACTACGACTACGCGGCCGCGATGGCGTGGATCGGCATGGAGGCTCACGACGTCCGGGTGTCCAAGCTTCGCCATGCCATCTACCTCGACGACGGCAACTCGATTCGAGCCGGGAAACGCGTATGGTTCGTTCGCGACTGGACGTCTTAAGGAGTGCAACGTCTGCTGGCTGGGCATGACACGGGTCGTGCCCAACCGGGAGTCGGCATTCCGCCACTTCACTTTCAGGAGACAGACCATGGCTACCAAACTGACCGCGGAAGAAAAGCGCACCGCACGGCTAGAGGCACAGACCGAGCGCGAAGCGACCGAGTTCCAGATGCGCATCCTCGCGGAGCGGGCACTGGTGCAAGTAGGGTCCGAGGTGGAGTGGAAGTTCCCGGAGGGATTCGGCCCTCACGACCCGCTCGTGCGGCAGATGGACCGGCTGCGCTACGCCCTGAAAAGCCTCCTGCGCGACCGAGATCAAGTCATCTACAAGATGCGATCATTGGCCGAGGATCTCGTCAAGGACGCGGCCAGGTTGGTTGAGTCCGTGGGGAACGTGAGCAGCCTTACCCCTCCGCTGGGCAATTCGTATGCCCGAGACGTGGTGGTGGAATTCACCCGGTTGGAGGTCCGAGTGAGCAACCTCAAGTCTGACATTCACGAGGCCGGATTCTACGCCCCAGAACTGGCCGATAGTTACGACCGCAACCGGCGTGAACAGCGCGACCGCTACACCGTGAGCTTGCGGTCGGACGGCACCTGGGCGTTGCTGTGCGACGGATCGCCCTTGCTGACGCCTCTGCAGCTTTCCGAGATGGCCTACACCACGGAATGGCGGGCGTGGTTCGCGTTCAAGTCGCTGGACCTCCGGTAGCTCGGGTGCGGGAAGAAACCAGATTCGCACCTCTGACATTCGTTAACTAGGAGACACCATCATGGCCCGTTCCATCCGTCGTGCCGTCGTAGAGTTCGATCAGGACTTCATGGTCCATGCCTTCAATTCGCCTCGGACCATCGCCGAAGGACACGCGGTTCTGCCAAAGCCCGGCGACGTCTTCTCGGTGTCGGTAGCCGCACCCGGCACCGGCACCATCACGTATCGCGTCAACAGCGTCTACCGCACGGGTCGAGGCCGAAGCCGCATGGCAATGCTCTGCACCTACCTCGAATCCACCGTGCGTGACCTGACCGTTGCCGACGTCATCTAACGAAGAGGACACCATGCCCGAGACCGAACGACAGCAAGCGGTAAACACCCTCTACCGTGCGTATCGTGACGCTGGCGATGACGCCATGAACGCCCGGTTGCGCCTCCTGTCCGAGGATGCCGTAACCGAGACCGAAGCCGCTGTTGCGCAAGCGGTGTTTGGTGATTTCGATGACGACGACAGTGACCTTCTCTTTTCGTAACCCCGACTCGACTTTCAGGAGACAACCCATGACCCTACGCAAGTCACGTCCCATGACCCTCGTGCAGAAGCGGAAGTTTCTCCGTGCCATTCCCGTTCCTCCCGACATGCTCGTGACCGTCCTAGATGAGACGATCGAACAGTGGGATGCCAAGGCAAAGAAGGACGTGCTGGTCCCGTGTCCAACCGCAGTCTTCACGGGTGACGGCATCACGATGCGCCTCGTGATGGACGGGTCCGGCGACTACGCGCACGGGTCCGGGCACACGACCTTCACCACGGCACGCGGGGAGCGCACATTCGATCGAACCGGCGTTGACGACAGCTTCACCGTCTACCCCAAATACCGCACGACGTCCGCCGACACGCCAGCCACTGTCGGCACGAAACTACTGGAGCAGATCGTCCGCGTTGCCACCTCACGCGAACGGGTCAAGAACAGCGTCCCCGTGCCCGGTCTCGGCTACTCCGTCACGCCGGAGACCCGCGCCAAATACACAGCCGACCTGCTCGCCGGCCGCGAAGTGTCGTTCACGCCAAGCGGTTTCGGCACCGGCTACCGGCTGACCGTGCGGCAGCACTCGCGCTACGACAGGCCTGCGAAGCTGGAGACACGAGACTTTTTCGGCGTTACCAGCCTCTTCATCCAACAACTCGACTGCGACTAGGAGACACCATGGCGATCAGAATCGACTGGAGCGCGATCGATGCGGTGACACCACACGTGGTCTGCGCATGGTGTCAGCACGTCATCAGTGACGGGTGCGGCCCGGTGTCGCACGGTATCTGTGCGTCGTGCTTCGACAGCGCACTCCGCAGTATTTCCACTGCGGCGCGACGGTGCACTCGCTGCCACCAGACGCATACCACCAACGTAGAACGCGCACGATGCAGCCGAAAGGAGGACCGATGAACGGACAGTTCGAATCTGCAAACGAAACCATTGCACGGCTGACCCATGAGCGGGATAACGCAACGCTCATGGCGTCTGCCTACCTGCAGGCACGGAACGGCTGGCAGAGACGACACGTCACTCTCCGCACGTTGCTTGTGCGGTGGCTGGACGGCTACCACAACGGCATGGACGTGGGCAGCACCGCGCGCCTCAAACGCGACACCGAGAGTGCGTTGAAAGGAGGCCCGAAGTGAGCGTCTATCCTGGCTGTAACTGCGGACACCAGGAGGTGTTTCACCTTCGAATACGAAACTGTGCTCGCACCTGCACGTCACCCGGCTGTCCCTGTTCCGGCTACGACCAACGTCTTACCTGCGCTGGCTGCGGGGCGATCACGAATACCGCGAAGCGGTGCCTCGCACGCAATGAACCGACACCGCTGCGGTTCTGCGAAGCCTGCCGCACGACCACGGGTCACGCCTTCCTTGCCCAACCATCCGTACTTCAGAGGAGGGTGAGATGACGCTTCGCTTCGTGCTCGAAATCGAAACCGGCCGGCACGACGGAGATTACAGGGAAGTCAACCGGGTGTCCGGACCTCCCATCCACCCGGCCGACATCACACTCGACGAACTCGACGCTCTGCCACGAATCAACGCCTTGCTCACGCGGCTGATCGGCCGCACCATTCGCATTGTTCAGGAGGGATGACATGGAACCGACGAAGAACGTACTGACCACGCAGACCGTCACGATCAAGCCACCAAACTTCGGCATCGCAAAGTTTCACGTTCAGGCACTCCCCGGTGTGCCGCTCGTCATCCATCGCTTCAGCGCCAAAACAAAGGCGCAGATGAAGCAAAAGATGGAGACGGGCAAAGCGGCGAGCAGCAAGCGGAACCGCGAAGCCAAGTCCACCGATGATCTCTACGAGGAAGCGCGTTACCGATTCGCCGACGGTGGCGACGGGTTCAATGCCGCCTCGATTCGTGCGGCCATGATCAGCGCGTGTCGGCTGGTTGGGTTCAAGATGACGCTCGCCAAACTCAGCGTATTCGTTGAGGCCGACGGCGTGGACAGGGATGAACCCCAGATCTCGTTGATCCGGATCATCGGTAAGCCTGTCAAGCAGGAAGACATGGCCCGCGTGGAAACGGGCCAACCCTACGTGACCGTGCGGGCGGCCTACCACAACTGGAAGGCGGTCATTCGCATTCGGTTCGATGCGGATCAGTTCACACTGCAGGATGTGACGAACCTGATGTCCCGTGTCGGCTTGCAAGTCGGCATTGGCGAAGGTCGGCCGGACAGCAAGAACAGTGCTGGCATGGGTTGGGGGTTGTTCGCCATTGAAACGTCAAAGGAAGGAAAAGCGTCATGAGCGACTCTCTCATCGTCAAAACGTTGCGACGGATTGCGAGACAGCACGACGGATACCTTCGACCGCGTGACGTGGTCGATGCGGCCCGCGAGAAGATGTCTCCACTGCACGATCGTTTCGAGTGGGACGATTCACTCGCGAGCGAGCAATACCGGCTCTGGCAAGCACGGACCTTGATCCGTGTGACCGTGGCCTACGAACCGGTCGGGAACGGAGAGGAAATGGCCTTTCGAGTCTTTACCAGTCTGGTATCAGATCGGCAACCGGCCGGCGGCTACCGAGTGACCGCGAAGGTGATGGCTGATCCTGAACTGCGCGAGGAGTTGCTGACCGATGCACTGGCCGAGATGCGTCGGTTCCAAGAGAAGTATCGGCACCTGAAGGAACTGGCGGAAGTATTCGCGGCAATGAGCGAGGTGCAGGAACGGGTTGGGAAGCGGGCGTAACGACACCGCGTTGGACCGGCAGGCGCGGCGAGGCAAAGCACGGCAAGGCACGATCAGGCAAGACAAGGCAGGTAAGGCGGGGCAAGACCTGGTTAGGCAAGACAAGGCTGGACATGGCATGGCAGGCAAGGTCAGGTAAGGCGTGGCTTGGCTGGGCGCGGCCCAGCTGGGCATGGCAAGGCAGGCCTGGACGGGCGTGGTTGGGCGAGACAGGGTCCGGAATGGCAGGCGAGGCGGGGCGAGGCAAGACGCAGCACGGTGAGGCAAGACGCAGCTGGGTGAGGCCTGGCAGGCTTGGCGCGGCATGGCGCGGCGGAGTTCGGCATGACGTGGTGCGGTCCGACACAGCGTGGCATCGCAGGCGCGGAATGGGATGGTGCCGCGTGGACCGGTCTAGTCCGGTCAAGCAAGGCACGGCAGGCGAGGCTTGGCGCGGCGCGACGTGGACAGGAACGGCGAGACCTGGCGCGGCACGGCAGGCAGGGTGAGGCATGGCCATCGCGGATATGGACGACATCCGTTGTGGCCATGCAACCGTTCGGCAACGAGAAAAGAATAGGAGAACAACATGACACATGCGCGTCCGCCAATCGTGGACCCTATCACCGCAGACCTCGGACCGGTCTGTGAGGCGTGCGGCAAGGAAAACTTTGAAGGAGAGTTGGTGTTGGCTGGCAACGGCTATCTGATCTGTGCGGACTGCGTGGACTGGTCGGTGCTGATTGCCCAGGCGTCAGATCCGGACAACGTCTTCACGGGACAGTGGGCCTGGGCCGACACGAGACGGCCATGACCGTCAAGCGTCACGTGCCCTGGCCCGCACCCCATCTGCCGTTCGTGCCCAGCAGCCGAACACGGCTGAGTGGAACACCGGCCTATCGGACAGCGTGTGTGGAACAAATTGCGCGAGACATGGCCGTGCTCCGGGAACCGAAACATCGACATGTGCCGAGCACGGCGTTTTATGAACAACGGATTCGTCAGTTTCGTGCGGCAGTCCTTGCGCTCTCGCGGAGCGGATAGGGTCGCCTCAATCGGACATGTTGACAATAGGGAAAGAGAGGTGTGCATTCCTACCTTCTCGGAGATTCTTGTGAACATGGCGGTAAAACAGGTCGAAATATTCTTGCCGCCCGCAGCACGAGCAGAGGGACAATAGACCCCTGCGCCAACCGCGACCGTCACCCGGTCGCACAACAGGAGACGTCATGACCGATCTCGCCACCGCCGTGCAACATCAATGGGCCACACGTCCGGCCGATGAACGCTTCACGTCGCTCGATGCGCTGGAAGCGGCCGTCGCCAGTCGTCGGACCCGGTCCCTGGAGTTCAAGACGGACTCCACCAAGATGCAGTTCCAGGCGTCACCCTCAGGCGACGTGCAACTGCTCTCCCGGCGCACCGGCGTCATCTCGCCGTCACACTGGTCGTTTGGCCAGACTGCGGCTCTCATTGGCGCTCCCGGCGCCTACCTGCGCAAACTGCCCGCTCCGCTCGCGGCGCAATGCCTCAATCACGGGATTGCCACTCGCAGCGTCGACAGTATCAAGCTGATGGTGATTGATCCGCTCGACGACGGCACAGCGAAACCGGTCTTGCAGGCCGTCACCTCCCAGACCTACGGCCGCATCTGGGACGCGGATGTGGTGCGTGCGGCCCGTCGCATCGTCGACTACAGCACGGCCCACCTGGCCAAGCCCTTCTTCAATCCGAAGGAATGGAGCGGCCAACCTGGTGGGCTGTACAGCAGCGACCACGACGTGTTTCTCTTCTTCATCGATGGCGGCAGCATCGTGGATGGAGGCGGTGACCGAGACCAAATGAACCGCGGATGGTTCATGTGGAATTCCGAGGTCGGCGCGTCCATCTTCGGCATCGCCTCGTTTCTGTTTCGGTCCGTGTGCGGGAACTACATGATCCACGGCATGGAAGGGGTCAAGCTGATTCGTATCCGCCATACCTGCGGTGGACCCGAGCGATTCGTCAACGAGGCGCTTCCGGCTCTGCAGGAATATGTGCAGGCTAGTGCCAAGCCCGTCGAAGCCGCGGTGCAGAAAGCCAAGGCGTTGTTGTTGTCGGCCGACACGGCAGCACACCTCGAGTTCTTCATGGGTCGAAACTTCACCAAGTCCGAAGTGACTCGGGCCATCAACGTGGCGGACCGCGAGGAAGGCGGGCACAGCACGTTGTGGCAGATGATCAACGGGTTTACGGCATCGGCCCGTGACATGGCCTACGTAGATGCGCGCATTGACCTGCAGCGTCGTGCGGGCAAGCTGCTGGAAATGGTCGCATGAAGAAAGATGGCTACGATTGCGACCGCGAAACGCGGTGGTGCTTGAGGCAGGTGCGTCGTGGATACGAGACCTACGAGTCCATGGTGCACCTGATCACCCTCACGCCGTGTCAGGAACACTACCTCCAGCAAGTCATCGGTCCCGTGACCGCGACTCTCGCGGTGAAGCAACGGCAGGAAGTTCTGCAGCGCTTCGAATTCGGAATCAAACACGCAACCGCCCTGTCAGAATAGTCCATCGGATTCAATCACGCGCCTCCAGGCGCACAGAGGATGCTTCATGACTGAGAAGATCGCCAAGACGTCCGTTGCTCCCAAGTCCTCGAAGACTGACCAGACACGCGGGCGCCGGCTTCGTGATGACACCGTGCTGCACATTGCCAAGACGGTGAAAGACGAAATCGGCCCGAACGACCTTTTCCACTACACGTACTCTCAGATCGCCAAGCGGAAGTCGGTTCGACTCGGCACGCTGATCGAAGTGCTGAGCGCGGATAAGGTCTACAAAGACCGGTCGACCCAGGAGCCGGCCACGCACATTCGGCAGCTGGTCAACGGACTGCGCCGGCTCGGGCTGATCACGGCCGAGACGCCCAAGGCCGAAAAGACCACGGCAGTGGCCAAGAAGGTCGTCGTGGTCAAGGCCGGAGCCAAGCCCAAGACCACCAAGCCGGTGGCCAAGAAGCCGGCCGCGGTGGCCAAGAAAGCCGTTCCGGCCAAGACTGCCAAGCGCCGGGTGGTTCTGGACAGCTCGAAACCCTCGGAAACCGACGTTTCGGCCGATGCGCCGGGGACCCAGGACAATTTCTAGGTTCTTTCCTCACTCGGCAGGGCCCAGGTGGCCACGCCGGCTGGCTTTTGGATAGTAGGCCTAGGGGAGAAACCTAGTGGCACGCTGGGCAACGTGGTGGTTTGGCCGGGAAGGTCGCTCTTCCCGGCGCACAGACGGTCCGTGGTGGTCTCCTGCCACGGTCCGGTGGTGCCCGGCTCTGGCCGTCGCCCGACGGTTGGAGCCGGGTCACCCGTTCCAGGTGGCGTATGGCCGCTGACCAGCCGACGCTCGTCTACCGCGTGAAGACGGCCGGTTACGCGTCGCACGTCGTGTATTTCCGGTCTATGGACCGGGCGCTATCCCGGCTCCATCTGCTGCTCCGTCGCCGGGTGGTCGCTGAGTATTCGGTGCGAGCCATTCTCGCCGATGCCTTGCCACCCGGCACGCATTTCGTTGATGATTCCCTCACCCAAGACGTCCTGGTGTTACGCCGGCCCAAGTCCGGATGTAAGCAGAGGTCTGCCCGTGCGTGACCTTTACGCGCACCAGCAATCGGCGCTTACGTATGCGGAGACCCGCTCCCGCATTGCGCTGTTCATGGAAATGCGTACCGGGAAAAGTCCCGTCGCGGTTCGATGGGCATTGTCCCGACCACGGGTGAAACGAGTACTGGTGGTGGCCCCTCTCGCGACTCTGCCGGGTCTCGGCTGGGAACACGAACTCGCACTCGAAGAGATCTCGCACATCATCCCGCTCTACGATGTGCCAACCGCACGCCGAGTGGCAGCGACAAGGTATTCGGGTTGGTTCCTCCTCAACTACGAAGGGTTGCGTGCCTGTCCGCAGTTGACCTCGGTGCCGTGGGACGTGGTCATTCTGGACGAGAGTACGCGCATTCGTAATCCGAGAGCGGCGACAAGTAAGCTGATTGTCCGAGGCTTCAAGGACACAAAGTATCGAGCCGTGCTGACCGGATTACCAAACCCAGAAAGTGCGCTGAATTATTTCGGTCAGATGGCATTCCTGCACGGGGAGTTTCTTGGGTGTTCGTCGTACTGGGAATTTCGGCAGCGCTACTTTCACACAGGATGGGCCAGCTGGGACTGGGTACCGAATGCCGGAACACGGGACAAGATCAAGGCGGAGGTGCACCGCCTGGCCTTTGTCCTCACGCGGAAGCAGGCTGGGGTCGGCCCGCGAAAGGTTCATGAGCAACGGCTGGTGTTGATGAACGCGGAACAGAAGCGGCTGCAACGAGAAATCCGAAAACAGTTCACCGTCGGCGACACGGAGACCAAGTACGTGGTGGCCACGCAGACATGGCTATCGCGGTTGGCAGGAGGCTTCCACCCGGTGCGCACGTCCGAGTGCCTCAACCCGGCAAAGATGCGTGAGCTGGCCAGTCTGCTTGAAACGGAACTGGCGGGTCAACCGGTCGTGGTGTGGTTTCGGTTCAACAACGAACTGCATGCCGTGTCCGACTACCTGCAGACGAGACATCCGCACGGCCGGAAGCCATTGACCGTTGTTGGTGTCACCGGCGATTGCAGCAAGGATGAACGCACCTCGGCCCAGGTCGGGTTTCGAGACGGCCGCTACACAGTGTTGTTGTTGCAGATCAAACTGGCAAAATTCGGGTGGGACCTCAAGGCTGCAGACACGGCCGTCTACTACTCCAACACCTACGACTACGAAGATCGGGTCCAGAGCGAGGATCGCATTGTGTCGGTACAGAAGACCGCATCCGTGTTGTACGTGGACCTGGTGACCAAGGGATCTTTGGACGAAGAGATCGCTGAAGCGGTTCGTGATAAGGGTATGGAAGCTCGGCTCTTTCAACAACGTTTGGCCAGTGCCACTGCCCGGTTACTGGCGAAAGGACTGTGACATGGACTTTACGGTGTTACAACAGACCGCAGGCCGCATTGCACGAGAGCACGGCTTTCACGACGTGGACGAACACGTGCCCTCGACCGTTGATCGGAAGTTGATGCTCATCGTAGGCGAGATTGCGGAAGCACAAGAAGACTGGCGGTCGCCATCCAGGGCCAACCTGTACTATGAAAGTGTCAAACCATGCGGCTTCGGCGTAGAGTTGGCCGATGCGGTCATCCGGATCATGGACCTGGCCGAACAGATGCATCTTCCGCTCGAACAACTCCTGGTCGACAAGATGGCGTACAACGAAACCCGTCCGTTCAAACATGGTAAACGTTTCTGAAAGGTGAAGACAATGCACGATCACACAAAAGCGCACACCGTCCGTGAAGCAACTCGCGAAGCACGAGTTTCTCTGAGTTGGTTGTACAAGGAAATTCGGGAACGTCGAGTTGTGAAACTGGCACTGACCGGGCACGGCCGGAAGATTCTTATTCCGAGTTCAGAGGTAGACAAACTCTGCACACAGACCGTTGGCACAAAGGCTATCGCGGTTTCGGCTCATGTCCCGGTAACGGTCATTCCAAGGCCGGTAGTTCACTCTCTTAAGCCGTTCCACAAGATCTGCGACCTGAATCTCTACGGTCGCAATCTTGACAAACTGCCCATTCACGTTATTGCCATGGCTGCACAGGCAGCAGCTGAGCACCTTGCCAGGTACGACCTTCAGACAAAGGTCGGCTATCCGCAAATCGCTGGCGGAGAAGACTACAACGACCGAACAGCAATGCAGACTCCAGGTCAGAAACGCCGCATGGCTCCGCACGTCACGCATCCAAACGGACATGGAGTCGGAAAGAAGGCGTTTGTAAGTTGCCATCCACACGGCCGGGACTGCAGTGACCCGACATGCGAATACGGACGGACGGTAAAACGGCCGTCAGCATCAACTCAGCCGGAACTGCCGTTGAGCATTCAGTGATCCATCGTCGTCTCGGCATGTCGTGGGAGCGACCGGTGGTGGTGCCGGACCCGATCATCCCTCCGAACCGGTATCGGTGTCAATGTCCGGGATGCGGGGCATTGGTCCCTTGGCCAAGGTTCACGTGCTGCGAGTGTTTCTTTTCCGGCTGTGATAGCCGTCGCAGCCATCGCTCACTGACCCACTCAGAGTTGTGGCTACGGAGGAAGAAACGATGAAGGTGCTCCTCGCCGTGGATCCCGGACTCAACTCCTGCGGGTGGGCGCTGTTCCACCACCAGGAACCGGTGCGAGCCGGCATCATCGAACCGCGCGAGCGTGGCGGGGATGCCTTCGTCTCGAGATGCGCAACCGTCGTCCGTCAATTACGCAACCAGATACTGGACGAAGATCCGCCGGTTGAAGTTGTCTGTGAGTGGATGCAGATGTTCGGATCGGCGTCCAGTGCCATGGCGTGGAAGACCGGGGACCTGCAGCGTCCGATTTTCCTCGTCGGCATGTTGGCGGGTCGGCTGTGGATTCCGGCCGACCGGTTTCACGTCGTCACCCCCAACGAATGGAAAGGCCAGTTGCCCAAAGACGAAGTCATCCGGCGCATACGCAGACTGCTCGGTGAACAGACCTGCGAAGAGTTGCACCTGGTAAAAGATGCCTGGGACGCCGTAGGCATCGGACTGCATCACGTAGGAAGGTTCTGATGGCCAAGAAAAAGATTGTGCTCGATTCACAACCACTGTCATTCTACCGGCCGGAACGCGACGGCGTCACGAACAGTTTGCTTGTCAAGTTCAGAAACTGTCGCGTCGCAGCTCGACTGTATTTGGAGGGATGGGTCCCAAAGCAGGAAGGTCTAGCCAGCACGTTCGGATCGTTCACGCATCGGCTCTTCCAACTCGTTGCGGAGCGACAACAGAGTGGAAAACTGACCGACGTGCCGTCTACCGGCCTTGTCCAACGGTTGATTACGCAAGTCGCTGATGAATGGCGAAAAGACCGGCCGCGAGCCGGCAAGGAAGAAACAGAGTGGCTGGAGCTAACCGTGCTCCTCGGCACGGCGCTCCTGCCACTCTATTTTGCGTACTGGAAAAAGGATACAACCTTTCAGTGGAAAGGCGTCGAGCATACCTTCAAGGAACCGTTTGTCTACACCTCGCATCGGACCGGTACAACCTTCCAGACGTTCATCCGAGGCAAAATGGACGGTGTCCTCCAGAAGATGGCCTCGACCATCCTCTTCGAGACCAAGACAAAGTCTCGCATCTCTCCCGGCACAACGGCCGACATCCTCTCATTCAACCTCCAGGTACGCATCTATCTTCAGGCGCTCATTCTCCAGAAGCAGAAACCGTCTGGCGTGCTCTACAACATTGTCCGTCGGCCCGGTCTGCAGCAGAAGCAAAAGGAGACCGTGGCACAGTTTGCCACTCGCATCGTGACGGACATTCAAAAACGGCCCGAGTTCTACTTCATTCGACTCCGGCTTTCAGTGACGCCTCGTGATCTGGACCAAGGTCGCATGGCACTGGAAGAACTGGTCACTGACTTTTTGGCGTGGTGGGCAGGCGACACCGGGCATTACCAAAACGACGACTACTGCGAGAACAAATACGGCACGTGTCCCTACCTACCGGTGTGCGCGAACCGGGACTATAGCCGGCTGTATAAGCGAAAGACCGTCTTTACCGAACTGGAGGAACGATGACGTCGACCCGCATCGTCGTGATCGGTGGCGGCTTCGTTGGTCGACTGGTGCAGTTCCTGGTGCCCTATGCTCGTGTCCTGGATTGTCGCAAAGCCCCGGTTGGCCGAGACGTCTACCAGACGTGTAACTTCGGTGCGCACTATCTGTGGCAGCCATTGCAGGGTTTATCGTGTGCGCTGACCGCAGTGCACACAACGGTAGACGGCCAGCCACCGAAAACAGATGCCATTCGACGCTATAAAGAGAAGGTCGGCAAGGTCTCGGACATTATCGACTGGGAGGGTCAATTCCGGGAACACCAGACCGGATGGAAAGTGCCAGAGATACCCGGCAGCAACGTGGAATACGGCCGCGAGGTTGAAGCCATCCATCTGCATACCCGGACCCTCACCTTGCGTGACGTTGGGGTGACGGCCTATGACATGCTGGTGAGCACCATTCCCTTACCGGCATTGGTCCGACTGTGCGGTCTTCGAAATCTGGACTTGGTCAACCGTCCAATCTACGTCTCCGTAGAGGCGGGTCTGGCGTCATGGCCAAAAGAAAACGTGCTGCACGTGGACTACAGTTCGGAGGTAGAGGACCCGGTGTATCGGCGCACAAATCGATACGGCATCGAACTGCATCAAGAGTCCCTGATTTCAACGAGCCGACCGAGTTGTACGGCACTCTATCCCGGCAAGATTTACGGTCATCCAGTGGTCCCTCCGCTTCAACGACTGCTTCGCGATCGACACATCTTCTGTTTTGGCCGATTCGCCTCGTGGTCACCGGACGAACTCGCGCACGAAACATATGCCAACATCCAGGCATGGAAACGAAAGTGGGCGCTATGAACACCCGACAGTGGGAGATGATTCGCACCTTTAATTTGTTGCTGCGAAAGCCACCGATCACGTTCGATGAACTTGGCGAGCGGGCACGATTCTGGGCCGTGGAACTCACGAGTGAGGTGCATGAGTGGCTCCGAGCACACCGATGGAAGCAGCACCGAAACGTCACCCAACTGGACAACCGGCCGAAACGACTAGAAGAACTTGCGGACATTGCCATTGACTTTTTCTCTGCCGTGCAGGACAACGGATTCTCGCTTCAAGAATTGACAGATGCCGTTGACAGCAAGCACACCGTCGTCCGGTTTCGGCACCTGACTGAATGGCAGGATCGTATCACGCGACCGTGCGTCGTCCTGGATCTGGATAACGTCCTGTGTGACTACATCCGTGGACTGTGTGAGTGGCTCGATCATTCGGCCGCGGGTCACTTGGTACCGAGAGGGGATCTGGACCTCCTGCGGATTCAAGAAATTGCTCGAAACCGGACCTGGTGCAACGCACGGTCTCTTGGCATTACCGAACAACTCTGGCAAGAGATGAAGCACGCACTCCGAACCTCCGGTCTCAAGCGAAATTTCCCGTTGATGCCCGGTGCGCGAGAGTTTCTAGAGTGGTGTAAGACGACGATGGGCTGGCAGATCATCGTGCTGACCAGCCGGCCTTTCGCGGAGTATCCGAATCTCTTCACCGACACGATGATGTGGTTCGACCAGAACAATCTGCCACTGGACGCGCTCTGGTGCTCCCGAGACAAGGGAGAGTTAGTCCTCACGGAACGCGTGCAGGATCTTGTGCAGTTTGTCGTAGACGACGAACAACGGTACGTGGAACAGTTCGTTAAGACGGGCATTCCCGTGTATTGGTACAACCGACGGAGCACCCTTGTCGCCGTTTCGGACCGTCCGGCCGCAGGCCAGATGCAGGAGATTTCGGGTCTCGGTCAGATCTGCAACCTCTACACCCGAAAGATGGAACAGGAGCAGCCATGAGCGATTTCTCCGACGCAACACATCGACCGCATGCCGTCCACACCGATGAGGTGCCACGGACGACAATCACCAAAGGACCGGAATCCCTCCGCATCACCCTGGACACCTGGGGACCGGATCGCCGGCTCTTCACCTCACTCTACGATGCCTTACAGGCGAACTGGGGTGATGCGCCAAGCTGCACAATTGAAGATCGAGACTTCAACGGTCCGGATAAACGGGTCCCGGACCGGTGGGCCGAACAAACGGGATGGAACCGGCTGACGGATATTCAACGCAGTTACGTCGAGTCCTGCTTTGCTGGTCGGACATTGAACCAGGTGCTCGAAGGTATTGTCTTCCATTTCCGCCTCGACGGCGTGAGCCGGGCGTTCACACACCAGAACGTGCGCACACGGCTCGGAGCCGGGTTCATGCAGCACGGCGGTCGGGACAATGACTGGCGGCACCGGGCCTGGACAATGCCGGAGACCATTCGTCGTGCGTGCGACGCCTACGGTAAGCACAACATCATCACAGATGGACAGCAACATTGTGTCACGGATTGGACACCAATCAACGAATATGTTATTCGCGAAACGGACCTGGGTTTGACTTCGTCTATGTCACTATCGCGGACTATCTGGGAGCATCTGAATCGCGGTCAACGACTCTACGCGGCTCTGGTGGATGCCGGCATCCCGTGGCAGGATGCCCGACGGGTGTTGCCCATGGGGACGCAGACCTACATCCACGCACAGTACAACTACGTGGCGCTTCAAGGCGTGCTGGCCAATCGGTTGGAACACGTGATGGACTGGGAGTACAACTGCGTGGCCCAGTTGATGCTGCGCGAGATCAAGATGCACTGCCCGCCACTGCTCTCGAAGTACTTGGGCAGTCACAGTGACAAGGCCGGCTATGCCAAGTTTGCCGGTCTCGAGAGCTGGCCTCCGGACGGGAAGTATCCGGTGCCTGCTGAGTCTGCAACCAAGCCTCGCACGCACCGACCCGAGCAAATGCCGTTCTTCGTGTTGCATCCGGACTCCATGGCTGGAGGTCCGGTGCGCTGGATTCCCACCAACGGCCAATACCCGCACGAGGTGTTGGCCCGACTCAAACAGGAGGCGAAGTAAGTCATGGCGGTAGTGAAACGTGTAACCGGCGCAACGGGAAAGAAAACCAAGCCGAAGCCAGTGGAGGAAAAGGTGGACTTTGCCTTGGCTACCGAACCGTCCGAACCCTGCACGCGACTGGGCGACTACATTGTCTTGCTGTTCGGCGAAAAGAAGATTGGCAAGACCTCGTTGGCGGCACAGTTCGATCGGGCGTACTTCTGCCGCACCGAGTCCGGAACCAAGGCACTGCGGGTGTACGGGTCCGACATCACCAGCTGGGACATGGCAAAAGCCTTCCTGAAGGTGATACGGAAAGACAAGCGGTTTGACACTGTCATCATCGACACCATCGACATGCTCTACCGGTACTGCGAGCAGGCCGTGTGTCGAAAACTGGGCATCGATGATCCGAGCGAGGAAGAGTGGGGTCGTGGATGGCGGGCGATTCGATCGGAGTTCGAACCATGGTTAGCGGCACTCGCTGCGACCGGCAAGGGACTCGTCCTCATTTCGCATGCCGGCGAGCAGGAAATCAAGACGCGCACCGGTGAGCGCTACCACAAGATCATGCCGACCATGCCGAAGCAGGCCCGCGATATCATCGAGGCCATGGTGGACATCTGGGCGTGCTACACCTACGACGGCCATAAACGAGTGCTGGTGATTCGTGGGGACGACCACATATCCGCCGGCCATCGTCTCACCGAGAACTTCCGCACGCCCAGCGGTGAGGACCTCGAGATGATCAATATGGGGCACAACGCAGAAGATGCCTACAAGCGGTTTGTGGCCGCATTCAACAACCGCTATACCCCAGACGGAAAGGAGGAACGACCGGTCGGCAAGAAGACGGCGTTGAAGCAGGTCGTGCGGAAGCGACTGTCGTTAGACGCATCGTAAACTCGATTTGACACAGCGAGGAAAAGGAACATGGCAGTAGATTTCAGTAAGGCGTTGAAGAAGGCAAGCATCACATGGAAGACGGCACGGACCCGTGCTGCCGAGGCAATTGGAGGCATCGAGTTCGACGACGGCAAGTACCTGGCCCGGTTGGTCAAGGGAGAGATCGGCAAGAGCGAGGCGGGTCGGCTGCAGGTCACCTGGCACTGGAAGTTCCTCGAAGGGGACTACGAGAAACAGATCAAGTACGCGTACCAGGGACTCGAGACCGAAGACAACCAAATGTACCTCATCAAAGATCTAGAGCGTCTCGGTTACGACACTTCAGGACTCGACGACCTGATCGGGTTGCCGGAAATCCTCGATGACGTCAAGAAGAACAAACCCACCTGCCGCATCACGTTGAAGACCAAGGGCGAGTTCCAGAACGTTTACATCAACCGGCTGATGAACCCGGCTGAGGATGAGGACGACGAAGACAGTGAGGCTGCCACGGCTTCCGAGAACCGAGACACCTCGGACGACGACGAAGAAGAGGAAGAGAAGCCCAAGGGCAAAAAGAAGTCCAAGGCAAAGGCTGACGACGACGAGGAAGAAGAGGACGACGAAGACAAGAAACCCAAGGGCAAGAAGAAGGCTGACGACGACGAGGAAGAAGAAGAAGACGACCACAACGACGACGACGAAGAAGAGGACAAAGACGAGGAAGAAGTCCACGTGCGACCGGGGACGAAGGTTGTTGTGAACCTGTCGGCCGGCAAGATAAAGGGCACCGTGCTGGAGGTGTTCCCGGACGACCAGAAGGTACGCGTCAAGTGCGACAACGGCAAGACCGTGAAGGTCTCGGCCGAGAAGATCGACGTGCAGGAGACCGTGCCGGAGAAGCCGGCAAAGGACGGCAAAAAAGTCGTGAAGAAGAGGTAGTGCGGATCTGACCTCCAGGTCCTGTAACCGAGATGCGGCCGGTATCCCCCACCGACCGCATCTCTTTAGGAGTCGGTCATGGCAGCTTTTCAACAGATTGCGTTTGTCTCATTCAACCTTGCGGACGACGTGCGTCGTCTCTCTTTGCTGGACGCCACCGCATGGACGCACGATACCGTGGACGCCGTGCATCTCTGGGAACGAGATTGCCCGGCACACGTTGAGCATGCGTTTAGCGTCCGACTGGCGTTCAATTACGAACTGTTCCCAGACAAGGAACTTGAACTCATTCAGCTGCTCGAAGGCAGTTCGTGCCAGTTGGCGCTATCTACCACTCCTGTGTGCTTGAGTCATGTCGGGTACCACGTGGCCGACTACAGCCAAGACCCGGATGCGCTGGAAAAGGAGATCATCTACTGGCGCGATCTCGACAGTCCGTGCCTGCAGGTGTCACAGACCATTCGGCACGCCGGGACTCATCGTCGCTACCGGTACGTGTTCGTGTACGATCAGCATTTCCCGCAACCCACCTGGGTGAAGATCATTCAACGAATCGGAGGACTGGATCTGGACCGGCCGATGCCGAGCGTCGAGGAAGGCCGCAAGCGGTTCCGATTCCTTGGCGGAGAAGGTCTATGACACCGGACAACACCCGTGCTCGACTGCTCCGACTGGCCGACGTGACACCAACCGACACGCGGTCCGTGGCCGAGAAGCGGGCCACAGACGAGTTCAAACGGTTGGTCCGCATCCTCACCGTCATCGCCGATGAGAAGCAGCATCTCTATGGACTGCGTCGATTGGACAGCGATCTGGCTAAAGGCCGGTTCTACAATCTGATGCTGGTCTACGGCGATGTGCAGCGCAAGTTCGTCCGACTGGAGAATGACGCACTGCGTCGGTTCGACCAACTCACGAACGATCAGCTGCTCGAAACCTATGGCGACCTGGCCGTCTATGCCGTGCGCGCCATGCAGATTATCCTTCGCCTAGAGGACCCGGAGCTTGCATGCCCAACGTTGTCATTGCCGGCGCCAGCAGCGGACTTGGACGATGCGTCTACCAGCGGTTCGTCGATGCCGGTTGGCAGGTGCACGCAGGAGGATTGTCCGGTCCATATCCCATTCGAAAGTTCAACGCAAAAATCCCAGCGGACATCCGTCGATTCTGCCGGTCCGCCAGATCAAAGTTTCCCGGCGGGATCGATGCGGTGATCAACTGCGTGGGAGTGAACGAAATCCGCCCGTTTGGCGAGTTGGACTTTGCGCTCTTCCTGCATCTGATGCAGATCAATACCTGGTTTACCGTTGAACTCACCCAGCGGTTACTCTCGGCCATGGTCGCGAGAGGTACCCTGCTTCACGTGGTATCGAACGCCTCGCACGTGCCGATGCGGCATTCACTCGCGTACAACTGTAGTAAGGCTGCACAAGCCATGGCCGTGCGTCAAATGGCACGGGAGTTATCCAAGCCGGCACAAGTCAGCATCATGGGCGTGTCACCAGGCAAGATGTCGGGGACGGCCATGAGTGACTATATCGACCGTCGGGTCTGCGAGGTGCGCGGCTGGACCCGGCAACAAGCTGCGGACTACTCCACGGCCAACAGCGTCACCGGTCTCGAGACGCCGGCCGAAACTGTTGCGGTGATCATTGAGACCCTCATTCGGTCCGGTGCCTCACGGTTCATGTCCGGTACCGTGCTGGAGATGGTCGGATGATGGTTGCTCCTCGGATTTGTCTCTGGCACGGGGATTGCCGGGGACTGACCTGGCCCATTGCAGATCTGGTCGTGGGTGATCCGCCGTGGACATACGCCCAGCAGTTTTCCGGCTCTCATGCCAGTGACCACTATCCGTGCTTGTCTACGAAGTTGATCGCCGACTTCTTGGACCAGTTGCCAGGTCATCGCCTGGCACTGTGGATGACATTTCCACTCCTGGACGAGTGGACACGACGAACTAGCCAGTGGACATGGGGCTCCATTCGGTCGGCTGGAACGTGGGTAAAGTCACTGCCAGAAGACCGCGGGCACTACGGTCCCGGGTACCACTGGGCCGGATGTGCAGAGTGCGTGCTGCTGTATACCCGTGGAGCGGCCTACAACAATCGATCCAAGCTTCGCAATGCCTGGGTCGCTCGGCCGACCGAACATAGCGTGAAACCGGTTGACTGGATGACCCAGTGGGTGCAGCGGTGGGTCCCGAATGGAGGCATGGTCACGGATCCTTTTGCAGGTTTCGGGTCCGTGGCAATGGCCGTGAAACAAGCCGGTGGACGGAGACGATACATGGGAGCTGAAATTCAGGCACAAGTGCATGCACGCGCAGTGCAGAGAATTCGGCACTCATGCTGAAAACGCCGAATCGGATTCTCGCGTTCGATACGGAGACTACAGGGCTGTGGCCGTGGCCGACACTCCGTCGACGTGAACTGGGCCTGAGTCCGGACCGGCCGTTTCTGTTTACCTTTGCCAACATGAACGGCGACACGGCACATTTCAGAGCCGAGGTCAACCCGAAGACGCGAGCGGTAAACTACAATACGTGCCGAGACGAAGTAGACTGGCTTCGGGACTATGTCGGCGACCCGAAGAACACGGTCGTGTGCCACCAGGCCCGATTCGAGGTGGCCATGACGACACAGTCAGACCTGCACTTCAAGTGGCGGTGCCGGATCGAAGACACACGGGTGTTGGCTCGCGTGGCCAACCCGTCTAACGAACGGCAGGGGTATGGACTGAAACCGCTGGCTTTCAAGTACCTGGACATCCCGGACGACGATCTCAAGGCACTGCGAGCGCAACTTCAACAGGCCCGGCGTGCGGCTAAGATCCGAGGATGGACTGTGGCCACGACCGAGACGTCCGGCAAAGAACCGGCCTCCGCAGACTACTGGCTTCCAGAATTGCGAAAGTTGGTACTGCGGTATGGACTGACAGACGGCATTCGCACTATTGGGTTGTTTCAATTCTACACTGAGGTGCTCAAGATCAACCGGGGAGAAGGCGGAAGACTCTATCAGATTGCAAAATGGGAAAATGCGATCATGCGTACGGCCATTCGCATGGAACAGCGAGGCATGACGTATCTTGACACGACAGGTGCGAAGTTGAAAGAACTCTACGAGCGGTACATGGCCGATCAACTTGTCGGCATGAAATCGCTCGGGTATGGCACACTCAACCCGAACTCGTCAAAACAGTTGAACACAATCTTTGTCACCCAGTTAGGACGCACGACCGAGAAACGGACGCCGATGACGGCCAAGGGAGGCGGAGACAACCCGAAGATCGACGCCGAACAGCTGATGGTCTGGGCCAGGGGATCTGGAGCCAGTGCCGACGTGGACGGAGACGCCGTAGACGGTTGTAAGTTGTCGCGGGCGTTGCTCGAATGGAAAGCCGGAAAGAAGGTTATCGAGTATGTTGACAGTTACGAATTCTTCAAGTGCCGTCGGGATGATGGTAGCGCGGTATTGCATCCCGCCTGGGACCCTGCGGGTGCAAGGACCGGGCGCTTCAGCTGCCATGACCCAAATACGCAACAGATTGCTAGCGCAGAAACCAGTCGTCGTCACTCTCGAATACGTGCCCGACAGCGGGAGGCGTTCGGGCCACGACCCGGTTATGTGTGGTACATGCCGGATTACAGTCAGATCGAAGTCTGGATCTTTGCCTTTGCCGCTCAAGAACAAACGATGATGAAAGCCCTACTGGATGGAGCGGACTTCCATCTCAGTACGGCATTTGCGGCCTGGGGCGATCGGTCAGACTTTTGCACGTGTGGACAAGGTAATTCCGCGCCTCGAAAGGTGCACTCGAAAGCGTGCCTGCTGAACTGGTGGCGACAACGAGCCAAGATGATCCTATTCTCGAAGTTGTTCGGTGGCGGCTTGGGCAAGATCGCGGAATTGATTCGATGTCCTGAGGCCCAGGCCCGTGAATTCGTTCGAGACTTTGAAACCCGTCTACCCGGTGTCCGCCGGTACATGGACAATCTCATTACGCAGGTGCGACAAGACGGCATCCTCGTCAATCTCTTCGGCCGAGAGTATCCCATTGAACCAGACCGGGCGTACAAGGCGGTCAACTACATGGTGCAAGGATCCGCGGCCGAGGTCATGAAGCGTGCCGCCGTGCGTGTGGACCGACACCTGCGCCAATACTATCCAGGATCGGGTACGGTCGGAACCGTGCACGACGAGTTGATCGCAGAGATCAAGCGGGAGCATCACAGCAGACAACTGATGCGTGAGACAATTGAACTCATGCAAGTGGACAGCCACTACGTGCCGAACCTACCGGTATTGTTGCCGGTCAAAATGAACTGGACTCACAGCAACTGGCACATGGCCCAGGAGATTGACGTCGATGGCAAAACGGCATAACCCAGCCTTTCTCTCACGTCGACAATTGTGTCTCGCCATCTGCACACAGGTGCACATTTCGAGACGTAGTCCTCGACGCGACGACTTTTCCAAGCACGAACTTCGTGCCATTCACGGGTACCTGGCGGTATTACAAGCGGCCGATACGACCAAGAGGTAGGCATGCGCCGGAAAGAAAAAATCCGAGAACGAAAACTCCAGGTCTTTGAGGCCCACGGAGTTGACTTCACCGGAGAGTCCGGCGATGAGCGCATCGGCACCTGTCCGTTTACCGGTAAGGCGAATAAGTTCTACGTCAACCGAAAAACGGGTCTATGGGATGCGAAAGCTGCGGGTCTCTCTGGCAACACAACAAAATTCCTGTCACTCATGGCGGAGTTCTATCACGAAGCCCTGACACCGGAACGCCTCCAGGCGTTGGCCGACGACCGTCAATTGCCTGTGACCGCCTTCAAGTCGTTTCTGATCGGCTGGGATGCAGGAACAAAATCCTATACCCTTCCCGTCCGCGACCCGCGAGGTCGCGTGGAAGACATTCGCCGTTGGAAACCGGGCGGTCGGATGCTGAGCACGGCCGGATGTGCCGTGGGTCTGCTCGGTGCGCATCTGCTGGACAAACAAGCCGGTGATCCCGTCTACTTGTGCGAAGGCGAGTGGGACGGTATTGCCATGACCTTGTTGCTCGCCAAAGCGAAACAGCCCGGCGTGGTGCTCGCGGTACCGGGAGCTGGCACGTTTAAACAAGAGTGGGTGCCCTGGGTCACCGGTCGCCGCATCCACACGCTGTACGACCATGACGAAGCCGGTGAGAGTGGAGAACTCACTATCCAGAAACGGCTGCCCGGATCTGACCATCTCACCTTTGTGCACTGGCCCGAAGAGTTGCCTACGGGCTTTGACACGAGAGACTGGATCGTCTACGGACTAAAAAAGGGCACGCCGGCTTTGAGTTACGAACGGTTGCACAAACTCTTCCGGCCCTTTCCACGGAAAGATGAAAGTCACCTCAAACCTGCAGACGAGATCCAGCAACAGGTCGACTCTCTCATCATCAAGCGTAGGCGTCGCAACGAAGTAGTCAATGCGGTCACACTCGAAATGGTGCATGCCATGTTCCGAAAGTGGTTATTCATTCGCGATACGGATGCCATAGACATTGCGTTGGCCATTGTGTTCTCCCAGAAGATCGACGGCAGTCCGGTGTGGTTGTTCCTTGTCGGCCCTCCCGGATCCATGAAGACGGTGTTGCTCACGTCGTTGTCTTCATACGAGAAAGCCTTTGTCACCAGTTCGGTCACGACGCATGCACTCATCTCTGGCGCGAAAGGTGCGCCAGACCCGTCGCTAATTCCGCGGTTGGACGGGCGGATCTTTGTCATCAAGGATTTCACGCCGATCCTCGGTATGCGCGACATTGAACGGAACGAAATTTTCGGCATCCTGCGCGATGCCTACGACGGCAAATGCGGTCGGTCATTCGGCACCGGAGAGTCGAAGTACTTCGAGAGCCGGTTCACGATCATCGCGGCGGTGACGCCGGCCATTTACGATCTGGACCTCAACAATGCGTCACTAGGCGAACGATTCCTGAAATACAGTGTGGCCGATAATCTGCTCCACGGTGACGACGTCCAAATTATTGACCGGGCCATGACCAACATTGACCGAGAGACCGAACAGGCCGACGAACTGGCGAACACCGTGACCGACTTTCTGATGTCAAACTTTGATACGGTGCCGATTGCCACCCAGTCACCGGAGATGCAACAACAAATGGTCTACTTGGCGAAGTGGGGTGCCCGAATGCGAGGCGTCGTGTCGGTAGACTCCTACGACCGCTCGTTTATCCGGGGACGACCGTCTGCTGAAATTGGCAGTCGGCTCGGCATCCAACTGTCGAAACTCGGACGGGCGTTGGCCATGGTACATGGCCGAACAGAAGTCAACGACGACGACTACCGACTCGTACGACGGGTGATGTGCGACACGGTGCATCAGCAACGAGAGGAACTGCTCCGCGGACTGTTTGCGCTCTGTCCAAATGCCGGCATGACCGCGTCTACGTTAGACCTAGCCACGCGGTGTCGGAATTACAATCCGATGACCGTGCAACGCGTCGCGGATACGCTTGCCTCATTGGATATTTTCATTCGTGAAGGGACCGGGTTCAAGCGCCGATGGGGCATTTCGACCTACATGCGGAACTGCATCGAACAGGCCCATCTGTACGAAACCGAAGCTGACCGGCGTCCTCCCGGCGAGGCACCCTACACCACACTCCGGCGGACCCGGGATGGGGATGATGTTTAGCTGCACCCGGCATCTAGTCGTGGGCCAGTGGCCACCCGGCGTGGTTCGGCGACCACAACTGGCCGGCCGGTGGCCGGGACCCGGTCTGGCCGGACCCGTCCTGGCAGCCCTGCCCATTAGCGTGGGCAAGGCCTTGCCCCGTCCTCTTGCCTCATTCGACCTGTTTCATGGCCACCCTGGCCAACCCTTGCAGCCGTTTTCTCTGTTTTGGAGGTATCGGATGGCAAATCCAGCTCAACCGTGTCTAGGCACGACATCTGGACCTGATATCTACCCGGCGATGCCCTGCGTGGCGCTGGCCGCACCCGGCGAGCTCTATTGCAGTGTGCATCGGCTCGGATGGCGGAAAGTCGTGTCGTGGGTCGAACCAAGTGGCCAGTGGCAGAAACTGGAAGCGTATAGTCACGCCCAAAGCCGTAAGGAGACGGCATGAAAGGTCCGAACCTATTCATTTGTCGAGGGACTCGGCATGTCGGCCAACCGGTGATGCATACGCAGGCGGACTGTCCGTTGTGTGCGGCACTCGAACGGATTGAAAAGTTCCTGGTTGGTCAAAAGGACAGTCAGGATCGGCGGTGTGCGGAATGCCGGAAGCCGAATCCGGTAAACTCGCTGGAGGTGAAATGTGGCTGATCCATACGGTACGACGGCGACGGATGACTCGCGTTACATGGAACAGCGATGGGGCGACATCACGCGACGAGTGATGCACGAGATCAATGCCTGTCAATTTGGCGTAGTGCCCCTGTCTGAAGTGCCGACGTTGTTCGCGTTCGGACCCATCAGTAGAGAGTTGGAACGCGCCTTCATTGCCGGGCAGACCAGCGAACGCGGAGTCATCGCAGGCATGGCATTGAGAGCCGAAAATATTCGTTTAACTGCAGCTCTGACTGACGTACGCAACCTACGTGATCGGGAATATGCCGTCTCTGTCGCACGGATGCAACAGATCGTAGACGCGAACACGGCACTGGTTGAAGACCGCGACCGACTGCGGGCACTTCTGGCCGGCCAGGCGATAACAGATCATGCCGCGTGCTGCGGGTCTCGGTGTACGGTTGACGGTCGACGTGGAGCCTGCACGTGTGGGATCGTGCCTCCGAGACCAACCTTTCCGCCGAACCGAGTGATCAAGGAAGGACGAGAAGCGGTTTCGCCACCGGAGGAAGGTAAGTGAAAATGTCAGCCATGAGCAGTCACTGGACGTTCGCCAGCTATGGCGTCTTTGCGGTTCTTCTGGCCTACGGCTTGCTTGTCGCCGTCATGGTCATGGACCTCTTCGTTGGAATCATGCATATTCATCATGGGTACGAAAAACTGAAGGCGAAAGCGTCAGTTGCCCAAAAACAGTGGGATGCTCATGAGCGGAGGGATGCTGCAGCGACCATCCGTGAGCAGGAGGCGTACAGATGACGGATCAGATATCTGAGACGGAGTTGGCGGAGGAACTGCGTATCCGGGCTATGCAGTGTTGCTGTTACGTCAACTCAAACGCGGTGGATCTGATGGCAGCTTTGCAAACGGCAAGCAACAACGTGAGGCTCCGTGACATGCTCCTGCAAGCCGCTGACGCGTTGATGAGGCTAACGGGAGAACGTGACATGGCAAATGCGCAAATGCGCGGAGTCGGGCACACGCCGTATCTTGACCGGATGAAAGAACTCGTAGCTAGGGCCGAACGGGCTGAAGCACGAACCGTCTTCGCGGAGCGGGCGTTGATTGACGCGTGCTCGATTTACTGTCCGCGACACGGTCAGGAACCGCTAAGCCCGGCCTGTCCAGACTGCAGGGTCGAGCAGGCCGAGGCACGGATTGCCACACTGGAGACTGACAGGAGGGTTTGTGACCAAGCACCAAGACGAGTGGGTCGGGATTCCGCCTAAAGCGTTCCACCCACGAGCATTTGATGAATACGCTGAAGGGTTCATCGGGCTACGGCGGTTGCGCGACATCACCGTCACGAGCGTTCTCACGTCGCGTCAACTAGCACGTCTCGAGAATCACGTCATACAGGGTGACACGATCTGGTTCGAGATTCCCGGCTCTAACCCGCCCGTAGAGGTCCAGTGCATTGTAATGGAGGTCAAGCGCGCAGACGGCCGCGTGACATCCTTGACCGCTCGTCCAACAGGTCGTCCACGGCACATCAGGAGAACACAATGAACGGTGAAGAACAACGCACGCACAAGAAAGCTCTCAACAAGCTGCAGGAGGACGTCGTCGCGTCAATCGAAGCTACACTGGTGGAGGTGGACGAGCGGCTGAAGGAAGAGACTCAGACGTTCGATAGACGGCTGAAGGAAGAGGCTCAGGCACACACCGAGGATGTCGAGCACTTGCAGGCCCAAATCAAGATCAACCGTGAACTGGTGAACAGCATCAGCTCGGAGATGCATTA